GCGCTGTCGATCGTGCGCTGATCGAGCACGTCGTAGTAGTCACGGTTGAGCGTCGCCAGCTGGTCCTGCAGGATCTGAACACGCTGCGGGCCGTAGCGCTCCTCAAGCGCCAATAGCTCCTGCTGTGTCTGATCGGCTGCCTCAAGGTTGCCGGCCTGCTGCTGAGCCGCGTAACGAGCTTGCAGAGCAGCTTTGCGAGCCTCGTAGCGGGCCTGAACGGCAGGGTTGCCAGCCTCGGCCTGCGCTCGAGCAATTTCCTTCTCTAGGCTTGCTTTGTCTTTCAGGTAGGAAGTGTCAGCAGCACGCTCGCGCTCTTGCGACCGAGCCGCTATTCCCATTCGCTGCAGCGCTGTTGCATTGTTGAACGTCGCCTGCGCCCCTGCCTCAAGCGCCGCCCTGTAAGTCTCTTTGGCGGTCTCAATGATGCCGCGCAGCTGATCCTGCGCGTTCTTGATTGCCTCGCGCTTGTTGAGCTCCTTCTGGATGCGATCCAGGTCCTTCTGGGCGCGGCTGATTGCGCGCTGCGCGTTCTTGTCGTTGCGAGAGCCAAGCGCGTCGATGCGCTGCTGAAGCTGGACCTGAGCGTTGGCAAGCTCTTGGTCGGTTTGGCGACCGGGCGCATAGCGGCCCGAACCAACGCCACCAGCACTAGAAGACAACGCCCCAAGAATTGCAGCTCCAACCTTGCCACCAGGAAGGTTCTTGAGCTTGTTAATAAGACTGTCCAAGGTGCTTATGACGCCGTTGATGGCGCTTTGCGCCGTGCTCATTGCGGAGCTAACTGCGCTGCCAAAGGCATTCACGATCGTCTTGGCGCCCCTGATCGTGCTTGACACAACGCTTTTGAGCGTGCGGAACACAGCAGTCAATCCCCGAATTGCCGTTGCCGCAATCTCAATTGAGGGCCCGATGCCCCGAATCTCGGTAGACGCAATCTTGGCGACCGCTTTGACAACCGGAACGATGACCGGCCTGAGCTCGCGGAACAGCTCGGCGGTGGCTCTTGTCGCTTGCGCGGCAGCTCGAGCGATCTTTGGCAGCTCCGAACGAGCTGCTGTCCCGACCTCGGCCAGCGCCGGCTTTAGCGCCTTTCCGATTCCCTGAACGAGCTGGCGAAAGTCGCGGCTGCGCTTATAGGCCAGGTAGAACGCGGCGCCGATCGCGGCCACCGCAGCGGCAATGGCAAACGCGCCAGCGGTGTACGGATTGGAAAAGATTGCCGTCAGGCTGGTGCCAATGCCAGCCAGCGTGGTCGTGAGCTTCACGGCGCCGATAGCGGCTGCCAGCGAGGTCGCGGCGGCGGCGACGTTGGCAAACCCATTACGGGTCTGCGTCAGCGGCGAGTAGAGCGCGATGACCGTGTTGAGAATGCCCTGCAGAGAGTTCTTCAGGCTGCCGGCAGCTCCCGTTCCGGCGCGGAAGTCGACAATGAACTTGGCAAGAACGGTCGACACAGCCGCAAACGCCTGCAGAAGCGGCGTGCCAAGCTGAACGCGCAGCCCCATAAGCGCCAGCTGAGCGGTGCGCTGTGCCGAGGCGTACTCCTTGTAAGTCGCTACGCCCTTGTCGCCAATCTCAGCGCCAAGAGCGCCGGCAAGGGTGAGCTGTTCCCTGATGCCCTTAGCTCCCAAGTCAAGGATCGGGAACAGGGCTTGGTAGCCGCGACCGAACAGCTGAGCGGCCAAAGCGGTCTTCTTGGCGCCGTTCTCCATCTTGGAAAGCCCATCGGCGGCCTGCAAGAACACTTCCTGCGTGTTGCCCCTGCGAATCGCGTCCTGCGAGACACCGAGCTTCTGGAAAGCGCTCGCTGCCTTGTCGCTGCCTTCTGACGCGGCAACAATCTGCTTGGACAGGATCGTGAAGCTCGTAGTGAGCTTGGCAGTCTCAATCCCGCGAACCTTCGTGATGGCAACAAACCGAGACGCCTCACGGGTCGAGAGGCCGGTCGTGCGCGTGAGCTGAATCGTGCTCTTGGCAAGATCGGCCGTCGTGTTGATTGCCTTCTTGCCCTGGTCGTAGACGGCATAAAGGCCACCGACCGCAGCAGCCGCCTTGACAGCTCCAGCAGCGAGGTTTCGGAAGGTTCCCTGCTTGTTTGCCTTCTGGCTTGCCTTGCCAAGACGGTCAGTTTCCGCAACAGCCTTGCGTATGCCTGCCGCAAACCGAGCCTGATCTACCATCAGGCGCGCTTCGAGGTTGACCGCCTTAGTCGCCACTGTTACTCCTTGCTGTTCATCTGCTTGATGTCCTCAGCGATGTCGTGGATCTCGCCCATCGTGAGGTCATCTATCTCCCAGGGCCTGATGCCGTAGACCCGCGCCAGAGTTGGCGTCCAGAGTCCTCGAGCGGTCAGGCTTTCGTAGGGTCCTGCTTCTTCTTGCCTTTCGGCTGCTCTTCCTCGTCAGGAAGAAACTCAATGTCGGAAAGCGTCCAGTCGAGAACCATGTCCTCGGTGATGCGCTTGCCGCCTCGATTGGCAGCAACGACAACCAGCGCCGTGACGACGCCCGTGTCGCCCTGCTCGAGGGCCTCTTCGATCTGTCCAGGCAGCAGGCCGGAGACGTTCTTGATCGTCTTCATCTCCCGCAGCGTGAACTCTTCGGGCACCTCAAAGGTCCCGGCCGGGCACTTGATCTTCATTCCCTGCTCCTTTTCGTCGTGATTACTTCCAGCCGGCCTTTGTGGCGGCTTGCTCCATCGCCAGAAGCATCTGCTCCTGGAACTTGTCGATTGACTTCACGACGCCCGGATACATGAAGGCACGAGGCCCGTACCCGGCTGCCAGCGAAGTACCGAAAGACTTGAGGTTTGCTCCTTGCGTCGTGCGAGAGCGCACGGCGCGGTACTGGCCGTGAGTGCCGCGAAGCTCCGCGCCGCCGAACTCATAGATGGCCGGATAAGGAAAGCCGTCGCGGTTGGCCTTTTCCTTCAGCACAACCTCGTCCATCTTGGCCTGCGGGACGATCTTCTTGACAAGATCGCCCGTACCTCGACCGCTCAGGCCAGGCTTGTCAAGGGCCTTAGCCCGAGCCTCATCCTTGACCGCTTCAGCGACAACCTTGCCGGCTGTCTTGAGGTTCTTGGTGAGCTCGGAACTAAGGTCCTTGTCCAGATCCTTGATCGCTTTCCTGAACTTTTGGAACTCAGGAAAGACGATCAAGTCTGCTGGCATCAGGCGGTGCTGTCGGTGTTGACCACCGTGACGGTGATCGGAGCGTCGGTGCCGTTGGAGAGCGCCTTATAGGTCAGTTCCTGGTCAAGGATCTCCGCGCCGCCGACGTTCGGCGTGTTGCCGTCGAAACGAACGGCGGGCATCGTGACGGTGATGCCGCGCTTGTAGGTGCCGGTGATCGCCGAGCCCTCCCACTTGAGCGTGAGAGCCGCCTGCGTGTTGTTCACAAAGCGGTTGTAGGCGGTCAGGTCCTTGAACTCGGCGGTGACCGAGCCGGTGATCTCCGTCATCGAGGCGGCGACCGGAGCGTTGATGGTCTGCGAGCCGAGGATGTAGCGCTCAGCGTCCAGGCCGGTGTCGACCTCAACGGAGGCTTCCTTGCACTCGTAGCTCGAGCCGGCAACCGTGATGGTCGCGCCCGCGAACGAGAGAAGCTCCTGGCTGGACGGGTAGCTGGCCGACGTGATGGAGCCGGTCGTCTCGTCCTTGCCGACGAAGTTGAACTCGCCGGTCAGCAGCTCGTTGACGGAGTTGCTGAGCGTGAACGAGCTGATCTTGCAGCCGTTGTAGGTAAACGCGCGGACGGTGCCGTCGTTGCCGGGGCGGCCGACCTCAAGGGTCAGGCCGAGGCTGTAAGGATCGGCAAGCACGCACTCGTGCTGCTTAGCCGAGCCGGAGAGCGTCGTCGTAGTGACCTGGCCGAGAGCGTGCTGGAAGAGCAGGCCGGAGTTCTCAGCGGTCATGTCCATGCTGATCGAACCCTCAACGGCCTTCTGACCAACGGCGTAGCGGTCGGTGCGCATGACGCGGTTGCCGGCGCGCAGGCCCTCAGACTCAATGCGCTCAATGCTCAGCGCAAGGGACTCGTCGGTGAACTCATAGAAGCGGGTCGGCGTGACAGCCGTGCCCCAGGTGGTCTCGACTCCGATGCCGAGCTGGGCTGCGAGCCCTGAGCGGATTGCCATGTGTTACTCCTCGTCCTTGTCGGACTTAGTGGTTTTCTTGGATGTCTTGGCGAGCTTCCAGTCGCCGCGAGCAATGAGCTCTTCGGCCAGCTGGTTAGGAAGCTCAACGGTCCCGTCGCGCTCGCACTCGTAGGTCATGCCAGAGGGCTGCGGGACAATGACGGCCTCGTGCGGGCCGAGGTAAGTGACGGTCTTCAAGGGTTTCCTCCCTAGATGCGCTCGACGGCCTGTATGCCAAGCGTGAGAATGGACTGACGTGCCTGATCGGAGGCAAACTCTTCAAGGTTGAACGGGGAAAGAAGCTCAGCGACGCGGACGGTGCCGGTCATGGTGATGTTGGTGCGCAGCTCGTCCTCAATCTCGGCCGCGAGGGCAAAGCAGCGCTCGGTGCAGGTCTGCTGCTGGTTGCCTTCGCGCAGCACCGAGACGTACACGTCGAGGATGTAGCTCTCTTCCTTCTTTGGCACCGGGCCGCCCATCGTGCGGAACTCCTGCGAGCCGTTGATGTCGCCCAAAGCGATGAACTCGCGCGGTGCCTGCAGCGGCGCGCCGTAGCTGACGGTGATGCCAGAGAGTCCGGTGCGGGCCGACAGGGCCGTCAGCAGCGCCGCCTTGAACGCAGGCGCCGTTGAGTAGTACGTCAGCGGCATCAGGCGAAGCTGTGTCGCTTGTACGGCGCGAGCATCCGAAGCGAAGCGGCCGGCAGCGCGTAGTTGACGGGCCGGTCAGGGGTCATCTGACGAGGCTCAGCCAGAACGTCGCCGAGGTCCATAGCCGGAATGTCGCGGCGGATCGCAGAGGCCACCGCAATGATCGTGGCCTGCTTGACATCGACGGGCACCGAGGAAAAGCCCCACGCCCCGGCGATCGACAGCTGCGCGTAGCCAAAGAACCTGGCGGAGTCGCTCTGCCAGATGTTTGCGATGTTTCCGGCCAGCCGCAGCGCGGTGTAGGTGCCGCTCACCGACGTGATCGGGTGAAGTTGATACTGCGTCGTGGCGGTGAGGGTGATAGGCGAGGCTTGCTCCGGGTGCAGCTTGACCTCAGAGGCGGTGCGCAGGTCGTAAGGCGCCAGGTCGAGCTTGAGCTGCCCTACGTCCAGGCGAAAGGTGCGGGTCGCCGAGGCGGTCGCGATGAACTCGCGCTGCGTGTACCGCGCGATCGCATCGCTGATCGGCGTGATCGTGTTGCTGATGAGCGTGTCGCGGCCGGTGTCGCCGGCCGGCAGCTCGAGGAACGCCCGCACATCGCTGAGCGAGCAAAGGTCCTGTGCGGCCATCTAGCGCCTGCCCGTGAATGACACGACGCGCCGGGCGGCACGCTCGGCCGGCGTCTTGGCGCGGGCGGCGAGGTCTGAGAGCTGCTTGTTGAGCTGAGCGACGAGCTCAAGGTCGTGAGCGCGCGCTGCCTTGTCACGCTCGGAGACGAGCGCGGCGATCTTGTCCACCATTGAGGCTCCCGAGGGTTGACGTGAACTGCTGAAAGCAGCGGGCAGGAATCGAACCTGCCCGTGCCCGCGTCCGGCTGGCCGGACTCCAGGGCGCTGCTATTGCCAGTCGTCCTAGAAGGTCGGCGTGGCAAGGCCGGTGCCCGAGATGACCGAAATGGCCTTCGGACGGCGACCGAGAATGAGGCTGTAGTAGCTGAACAGCCTGAAGCGGACCTGAAGGGTGCCGCTGAGCACGTCGCGGAAGGTGTCGAGGTACGGACCCGACTGATCCTCGTAGACGTACAGGTTCGGAGCGGAGACCACGAAGATCTCGTCCTGGTTGGTGCCGGCGCCGCCCGTGGTCGGGATGTTGGCGCTGGTCAGGACCGGAAGGCCCTGGATCGAACCGACGACACCCTCAGAAGCGACACCCGCCTGATCGCCCGCCGAGTTGAACGGAGCGTAGGGAGTGATGAGGGGACGGTTCGCCGTATCAGCAGAAGCGAGCAGGAAAGCCCAACGACGCGGGTGCATGAAGATGTGCGTCGGAGCCTCGTAGATGCCCGTGTGGATCTGCTGGATCGCATCAGCGATCTTGCTGTAGAGCCCGGCAGCGGTCGGGGTTGAAGCGGTGTAGGTGACACCGTTCGTGCCCGAGAGCTGGTCAAGCCCCTTGGCGTTGGTCGTCGTGCTGGAGATGAACTTGCTCTCCAGCTGCGATGCGTAGGCGCGGGTCAGGTCTCCGAAGATGACCTGATCGACGCCCGGAACCGAGCGGTCCACGAGCTGCTGCGAGACGTTCTGGATACCAGCGATCGTCTGCACGGCGCCCGAGACGGTGTTGAACGTCGCGGCAGTGTCCTGCGCGGCGCTCGCCTCGGTCTGGACGGCGACAGCGGTTCCCGAGTCCATCGTCGGGATGTTGATGCTGTCGGTGTTCGGCGGCAGCGGCTTGGTGCCAACCGCGTCGACCAGCTTGCGGCCCGGACGCGCGAGCGTCACGAACTCATCCTGCAGGTAGACGGGCGGGACCAGGTAGCCACCGTCAGCGTCGGTGCCTGAGACCAGCGAGCTGACCCGGCTTTCGACGCGCATCTCCGTCATGTGGCGCTCGAGGCGACCCGAAGCGGCGACATCGCCCTTCTGAGCCGAGACGAGGTCACGGAAGATGCTGTTAGGAGCGTTGCGCTCGTAAGTCAGCGGCTCGGAAACAACCTCAACGGAGGTTTCCTCAGCCTCGACCGGCAGAGCGGCACGGGCCTCCTCGATGCGCTCGGCACGCTCGACGGCCTCAACGGAGCGCTTGTGCGCCTCGTCAGCCTGATCGAAAGCGCCCTGAAGAGCATTCAGGTCGGCGTCGGCGGGCGCAGCCTCAATGGCGGCGGCAGCTTTTTCGAGCTCTTCGTAGGCGGAGCGAACCTCAGCCTTGAGCTCGGAGAGATCACGGTGCATGTATCTCCCTTTCTTGATCGTTTGTCAGGAACGGCGGGGAGTGTTCTCCCTCGCCTTAGCGAGC